GGAAAATCCAAAATCACATCCTAGCACCTCATCATCTATTTGTGGAAAATCTTTATGCGGTATGTAATTCCAGTTTTTAAATATTTGCTTTTCACTAAATACAGCTCTTTGGCCCTCACCATATACTCTCCAATAGTCAGGATCTCGTTCTTTAATCCTTTCAATTTCATCAACTAACTCTTTAGGTAAAAATTTATTGTCTTTATATGTTGAGATAAATAAGTTAGCATCATCCCTTTCGGCTAGATCATAAAGATAATGAACTGGATCTGATGGGTTAAAATCAATTAATATCTTTTTCCTGGTTCGCATTACTAATTGTTGATAATCTTCAAAAAATAATTCATTGCCCTCATTAATCCATAATATATCTCTGGCAGATCCCCTAATTTTTTGTGCATCATCAGCACTAAACATCTCTAGTGTATGGCCATTATATTCAAATGTATTTTCTGACTTATTATGCACTCCATTCCAATATATACCTAGTTGCCTAGATATGTGTAAAAAATCTCTTAGAACTGATCTTTTAAGTGCTGGTAGTGTTTTTCTTACTATGCTTATAGTCAATGGTTCCTTTTCAGTAGTCATTACATATAAACAGTATTGCATCAAGCTCCAAGATTTTCCGCTTCTTGTACCGCCTTGCCAGATATTTAATCTAGCATTAGTATTTACAGCTTCATAAAATTGTTTGTTGCAATATTCAGTTACTTTTTGTCTTTGGCCGGTGTCCATTCAATTAGTTTGCTTTCAATAGAGCTATCGTGTTGTATTTCTTGCCTTTCGATATACCCTCTTTTTTTCCCTTTTGTTTTTAACAGAAATATTGTAGCTGTTACATTGCCATCTCGTATCTGTTCATGTAATTGGCTTTCTGCAAAATCTAATGTAACATTCTCAATGTCTTTTACATCTGCTGCATACTTAGGATCTTTTTTAAGCCAGTTGTAATGTGTTTGCCTATCAATGCCTACTTGTTTTACAGCTGTTGTAACAACTGATAAACTTTTTTCCAATGCTTTGAGCATTAATCTTTTTTTATGTGTCGAAACTTGTCTATTTGCCATTTAACAAAATTACATAAAAAAAAGGGAGTTGTAAAACCCCCTTTGATTACCTAATGCCAATAGAATTAACCTGGCTTTTTATATTAGGTTTTAAAAACTTGGATCTCTGTATTCTTCCATTCTTCCAAATATTATTGAAATTGGTTTAAAATACTTGTATTCTTTAGTAATACCTTTTACAACTTTTAATCTATAACCCCAATCACTATCTTCATCTTCTATTTTTAAATCATCATAAGTTAAACCATTAGGTAAATTTTTATAAGGATATTCAAATTGCTCACTTAATCTTTTTTCTAATGACTTAACTATCTGAACTTTATAAGTTACTTTACCCCATTTACCTTTTTTTTCATTCCATTCTAATAAGATAGTTTTACCATTTAAATCACTTTTGTACTCATATCTTTCATCACCATAACCATCACCTACAAATATGCAGTTCATTTTTCTTATTATACATGAGTTAGTAGATTCCGAAACAGCTATAACTTCATAAGCTGATCTGTCAGAATAGTGTAAAATTGTAGCACCCTCACCAACTTTTGGTAGTGTTGCATTGTTGCCCATTACTTGATTAATAAATCCTCCAGCAACTCCGATTTTTCTTGATTGTAATTTCATAATTGTAATTTTTAATTTATATTAATTTGTTTGTTTTAATACAGCTAAATTACAAATATATTTTAAATAACAAAATATTTTTTTAATTTATTTTAATTATTTTGCTTTTTTTCATATAAATACAAATACAAATCCCATATTTTATCACTTGCATCTTTTTGATATGCATAAGTTTTAGGAGATCTAATTAATTGGCCATCATCATTTATTTCAACATAACATTTTTTTTTGCCCTTAATGGGAACTATATAAACCTTAATATTATTTTCTAAACACCAGGATTGTGCTTTTAAATATTTATTCATTCTGTGCCGGATATTATATCTTTTTTATTAGAATCTTCAACAAGCATTGCAAACCCTAAGAACAGATAATTTAAAGCATCTGCATAACGACTATCTATTGGCTCAGCTTGATGCATACTAGGATCACCAGCATGGCTTAAAATGGCTTGTATATGCTTATTAAAGAATACTGCCCAAACTTCCATAGGTTTGATTCCTATACTTTCAGCAGTTGATTTAAAGTTATTTAATACATCAATACTTTTGTTTGTGTATTCTGGCTGCTTAGCATCCATTATATCTTGAGCTTTGTCTAAGATATATTGTCTAGTTTCAATAAATTCTTTTTGTGTCATAATCTTTTTCTAATTTCAATTAATAAATACATTACTTCTAACAATCTATCAGAAAATTTTTCATGTTCATCACATGGATCAACCCATGATAAATGAAATGAGGCATCTTCAACTTCTGTAATTGCAAAAGTTAAATCTTCATTATTAATTTTTAATGGTTCTTTAATTTCTAATTTCATAATTTAATTTTTTAAAATGGAACATTATCTTTTATTACTTGTATTTTCTTTTCGCCTTGAAATATCTCTTTGTAAATACCCCCATTATCAAAATCTGGAGCTATCTCAAAATCGCCTAGCTGGCCATTCTCTTTACGTTTGACCTTTTCGACATGAACTCTAACAACATCACTTTTGTATTTTGTTTTTTGTCCAATGCATCTATATGCAATTAATCCATTATATGCCTTATTAAAAAAATCCGCTGAGCCAGAAATATCATATAATGTTGGCTTTTTATAAACACCACCCTCACTTTCAATTTTTCTTGGATGTGCTACTAAAAATAAATGAGTATTGGTTTGCTGACAAAATTGTGTTATTTGACTAAGTATTTTGCCTATATAACTATGATCTCTTTGAGCTGAATGGTCCAACATATTCCATGGATCTATAACACATACATTTATACCCTTTTGAAATACAAGCTCTCTAAATGCATTTAAAATACCTTTTAAGGTTAAGTTTTCTAAATCAATCTTGATCCAAAAGAAATGATCTTCAATAAAATCTTTTGTATTATTTAAATCTTCACTATTGCAATTTTTTTGATTTAATTTATTTGCTATACGTTTAATATGGCCCTCATAAGGAAAACTCTCAGGCGAAAACATTGCACATCTAAAGTCATGTTGTAATGATATATTACAAAGTATTTGATCTAATATGTCTGATTTACCGCTATTAGGAATCCCACTCACAACTGTCCACTCACCAAATGCCATTTTAAAATAATTATCAGATCCTGGTAAGCCAATAGAATAATTAGTAATGCCATTTTCATTATAATTTAAAACATCTTGCCAAATGTTATCTAAATTTAAAACACCCTCAAGTGGAAAATCCTTAGCTTGTTTAATTATATTTCTAAGTGTCTCAGCTCCCTTTTCAATTAAAACCTCATTAGCATCTTTATAATCACCGAACTCAACATACTTACATCTATACTTGCCAAATCTTCTAGCTAGTTCATTTCTTAGTTGCAAACCGGCATCATCATTATCAGTACAAAGTATAATTTCTTTTTTGTCTTTAAAATATTGATAGCAATTATCTAAATACTCTAGCTTTTGTGAACCTTTACTAGCACCATTAGGAACTGAACAAACACTATATAACCCAGCTTCATGTAAACTTAAAGCATCCATTTCGCCCTCAACTATATAACACTTTTGTAATTCTTTAATATTATCAATACCATAAAATATAAGTTCAGCTCCAGAAACTAATTTAAAGTTCTTTTCACCATCTCTATATTTTACATTTACAATTTCATTATTTCTGTAATAATTAAAATTTATACATCTTCTTTTGGCTTGTACTTGCGGCATATATTCTAATGATTCGCCTATTTTCCAATGTATTAGTGTTGGCTCAGTAATTCCTCTGTTGCCAAACCATTTAATAACCCTTTCGGCAATGTTGGAATTGACTTTAGGCGGTAAAACAAAATCAACTTTTTTCTTAAACTTAATACCTACATTGCCACCCCATCCACAATTATGACAATTATATAACCCATCATCAATATTTACCGATAAACAATCATCTGATTTATTTTTTCTGGTATGTGAACATTTTGGGCATTTGGTTTTAACAGATCCATTTGATCTTTTAAGGTTAATACCAAGAGCCAACAAGTCATTATAGTGATTCATAAATAAAAATATTTTTTAAATATATAAATTAATTTTAAATATTTAACAAAAAAATTAATTCTTTGTAACTTAATAGGTTATTTTTTTCAATAACATAAGATTTAACTTTAGTCATTTTTTTATTACAATCTTGAAAAATAATATTATTTAAAGAAAAACCCTCAAAAGTATAGTTTGGATAATTACAAGTAAATAAGGCAAATATTTTACAATCAGTATTTGCATATTCTGGAATCATTAGTGGGTGATCTTTTCTATTTACTTTTACATCAACACTATGTCCTAGCCATTGGTGATCATAGTCATCTGTTTTATTTACTTTACTAGTGTTATGTATTTTAAAATCTGGGTATAAATTGTTTTCCCTTGCAAATATAAACTCACCACCAAAACCAACTATATTTAATTCTAAATATGATTTTTCATTGACTGTTTTAAAACCATCCCAGCCAGTTTTTATTTTATTGTTATGCCTTTGCTCAGCGGCTAGATAAACAATATCTTGTTCATATTTATCAAGAGTATAAACTTTATTAATTATCACCAGATATAATTTTTTTTATTTGATTTATTTGATATTTATTTAATGTTTGTGATATATTAAATTCATTTAACTGACCTTTTTTGGTTTCAGCTCCAAGTAATGTTTTGCCATTTTCCTGGTAAATAAAATATTTAATTAATCCTTTCACTCGCCACCAAAATTTAGGTTTGTTGGCATTGTCATAAGTTTCAATGTATTTGTGTACATACATAATCCCATTTTTATCTTTATTTCTAAGTTTCAATAAACTTAAAAAATGCACACCCCAAAACTCATGTTCTCTAATAAACTTAACTACTAACCAAAGTTTATGAAAATCTAATTTTTCAATTCTCTCTAATTTATCTAAACAACCTAGCCATTTATTTTTTTGGCTTTCACTTTGTGGCTGATATTTTTTTGGAAATAAGTTTACAAAATGTGGGTAAACTTTTAAAACTAAATTACTATGCATATTATTATTACTTTCTATATTGTTATCATTATATATATTAATATTACTTTGTGGTCCATTTTGAGGTTCTGGTTTAATCGGTTTCGGTTTTTGGGTTTTTGGTTTGGCTTTAAGTGTATAGTTATAACCCTTGAATTTACCTTTGTCAGTAACCCTATCTCTAATGACAAAACCAGCATCTATTAGCTCATTTAATTTTCTGGCAATAGCACCTTTTGATTCTTTAAAATGCCCGCAAATAAATTGAATTGTTATTTCTTGTTCAGCTGTATGAGAAAATAAATAAGCATACAAACCAGTAGCACCAACTGAAATGCCTTTATGCCTAAATATGTAGCTAGGTATAATAGTAAAGTGGTCAAACTTTTTAGGTTTTAAAATCTTATTGTATTTCATAAATAAGTCGCTAAGTAATAAAATTATTGTTTGTCGACCAAACCTTTAATTCCATCACAAAATGTTTTCAGCTCTCTAAATGTGTCAAAAAATTGATTATAAGAAATCTCATCATCTTCGTACATAAACCAAAGCAGTTCCATAAGCAAATCAAACTCTGCCTCACTTGCAACTCCAATAAATTTATAATCATATTTAAACCCATCTGAGCTAGATTGTGTCCATCGGACCTTTTGATTTTCTTCCTCAAAATATATTTTTTTTGATCTAGCCATTATTTGTTGTTAAAATATTTATCTATTATTTCAATGCACTCATCTAAATTATTACTCCAAACAGCTACCCAGTTCTTGTTTTCAAGCTCTTTAAGCCACTTTTTTTGCCTTTCAGTAGGTTTATTATAACCAGCTTTTAATTCAATGGCTAAACCATTCTTTGTTTTGTTTGGATCAAAAATCATTATGTCAGGAATCCCAGCTTTAGTGCCTAAGTATTTCATTTTGTATTGCTCAAACCTAGTTCTTTTACCCTCGTTAGCGACATGAGTATAAAGCGCACCAGGATATTTTAAACCAATATATCTCATAACTTGATTTTGCAATACATCTTCTTTGCCTAAATACTTTTCATATGGATTCCTTTTCATAAAGTTTTTTTACAAAATTAAAAAATATTTAGTCAGTATCGGCCATAATATAAATAATTCGTTTCATTTCTAAATTTTCAGCAAATATTTTTTTATATCTACGATCTAATTGCTCTAATCTAGTTTTTAAATTTTCACATTGCATTAAGTAAAAATTATGATCAGTAACTAACCTTTCAATGCTTTTGCCATTTTTAGTTTCAACATAATCCTTTTCAGCTTCTTTGACAATTTTATTATATATTTTACTTTTCACCGGATCATGCTTTATAATATATGGCAACTCTTTTAAACTATGCATTACAGTAGCATGATTTTTATTGACTGATTCACTAATTTTACCATAACTCATTTCGCCATAAGTTCGGCACAAATAATAATAACAAGCTCTAGCAAAAACATAATCAAACTGCCTTGTAACTTTATTAATTTTAACTCCAGTATGCCTTTCGACAACTTCTCTGTATTTTTCTACTTTCTTATTATAAAATATATGATCCATCTTTATGTTTTTTGTGCCAGTCATATCTAGTAATAATACCAGTTTGTTTATAATTTTTCCATTGCTCTAATGCTGATTTGTAAGCCATTCTGCCAAATTCAATATCCTTTTGATCTAATGAATAAACTTCTACTGTATATGGATATTTAGTAGAACAAGCAATAAATTTAAAATCATCAATGCCACCGCATACATCCATATAAAATGCGGCTTGTAGATGATAACCCCAATTATATACATCTCTTTTAAATGCTTGAGGTGAATTATCCTGACAAGTTTTTACATCACTTATAAAATTAGATATTGTATTTAAACAATCTGGTCGCACTCTAACATCAATACCATCCATCTTAGTATAATGAGATAATTCAATTTCGCCTTTACTAAATTTTTGAGCTAATTTGTTTCTTTTATGATCAGCAACAAGTGCCTCTATAATTTCATAAACATCATGCTCAAGTAAAATTTTATCACCAGCAATGTCAATTTGTTTTTGATATGCCTCCTTACCGGCTTTTGTTCTTTTATCTATTTTTTCAATAACATGATAAATATCCCAAAAATCATGTGGTTCTAAAATTGCTTGATGAACAGCAGTTCCTAATTTCATTGCTGGTGATTCTTTGAACTTTCTATTTAAAAAATGATAAACAGATTTTTTGTAAATCTCTTTTAATCCACTTGCACTTATGCTATCATGGGAATGATAAACCTCATTACTATCTCTAACTTTTTTCATTGCTTACTATTTGATTTTTTAAAATTGCTTTTATAATTTTTCTATTTGCTTTTTTTTGCTCTGATCTATTATTGAAATGCATTTTATAGCGGCACCATTTGTGAGTTGATTCAATTGAACTGCTAAAAAATAAATCCTTAATTAACTTACCCCAGATTCTCATTGGTCGGTAAATTTTGTAAACTCTATTTACTTTCATATTATAAATTTTAAATTAGTTTTTATATAACTCTGGGAAATTTAATTTACCAGCTAAATTATTAGCTGCTCTATCTGTTTTAAACATTTTTACAGATGAATTATCTTTACTGTCAACTACTTCAAAATAATCACCATTTACCCAAACTTCAAATCTTAATGTATCCATTTTATTAATTTAACACTTCTAAATTAAAAAAAAATTTTTAATTACAAAAATTATTTTAAAAATATTATAAAAAAAAAGGCACGAAATTAATCATGCCCTTTTAAATTCCTTTGTTTGCCAGTATTATAAAGGAATATCTAATTTTTCAATATTATCTTTTCCAATCCAATTATTTTCTAAGTCAATGACTTTATAATTGTATTTAACTAAAAGATGTATTGCACTATTAATCTCTCTAGATTTGGTTCTAAAATGATCAAAAGTTTCACCCTCAATGGCTTGTGTTTTATTTTCAAATGCCATTAGAATAAAATTTAAAATGGCAAATCATTACTAGCTTGACTGGATTCACTAGCTTTTGATTCTTGTTTAGGTTGCCAAGTATTTATCTCACCATAGTATTTACCACTTTGAGATTTTTTTAGATCTATATTAACCCAGCCATTTTTAGTGTGTTTATCTAAAAAAGGTTTGAACTCATCAACCTTAACACTAAGATTGCCAATTACAAAATCAGGTGCATTGTCATTTCTTTTGACAATTAAACCCTCAGTAAAAATTTTTTCATTTGCTTCCATATTATTATTTTAAATTAAATTGATTATTGATTTTAGTTCTATATTCTTTTTTCATCTTATAATTAGCAACTACCTTTTCGGCTTGTTCTTTAGTGCCTTTAAGTGTTGCAATTAATTGAGTTTCATTTAACCAATCTCTTACATCTTTAGTTTGGTTTTTTACAGCTGTTTGAACCTCATCAGCTGATGCTATGGCGGTATCTATACCAATACCCAAGTAACCTAATGCCCTACCTAAAGCACTAGTAAAACCATTTTCAACAAATGATGTTTTATTAATATAGCTTGAATCTCTATATTCTTGAGCATGAGCAACTGCCATTTCAAATCCATCTGGATTTATTATGGTTACTTTAAATAACCCCTCTTTGTCATCTAAGGAAACTACATCCTCAGATATTCGCCACCCTTTGTATTGTGGCTGGGATCTAAAGAATATCAATCTTTCATTGACTGTAATATATTCTTTTCCCTTAATGTTTACTGATTTCATAAATTAAAAGTATTAAATTAAACGTTTTATATCAAATCCAGAGTTTTTAAGTTTCGTAATGTCATCAACAGTTAACCGCCCTGGATTCTCAATTTTGCTTTTAAGTGTTGGCATAGTACAACCTAAGATTGTACAAATTTGGTATCGCTTAAATCCTAATCTTTTAAGCTCATTCCTAAAATGAATTTCAAATATCATATATATTATTTTTACACAAAAATAAAAAAATATTTTTAAATAAAAGAATTATTTTAATTTATTTACAAAATGAAACCCCTAAAGTGTTAGGCACTAAAGGGGTTTCGCAGCAAACAAGGAAAAGAAAAAAGTTTAAAATTTTAAAACAAAAGTAGATGATAAATCATCATCTTGATTTGGTATGTGCATCACTATGCTGTATGTGTTTTTCTTAACATTATAACTCATTGAATCAATATAACAACTAACTGGCTCTTGTAATATACTAGAACCAAAATTAACCCATATTTTATTATGTAATCCTAAAGGCAATACATTATTGTTATATAAATCGCCCTCATATCTAAGTACAAAATCTCTGTAATCATTTATAACTTGTTGAGTTGTAATTTGTTCTAATGATTTTAAATAATTTGTTTTGTCTCTTGATCTATACCAATCACCAAAAACTTTACCATATTCCTCATTAGTTAGCACCAAACCATCTAAATTAAGAACACCAGAAAAATTACCAGTTCTTTTCCTTATAAATTGCAATAAATCAAATTTTTCAAATATTTCAGATCTTTGGCCGCTAGAATTTATATATACTTTATCGAATATTATTGAATCCCAATGTGTATCTGTAAATCCTGATGTGCTACTAACTTGGTATGGATCATATAAATAAAAATATAATCTCCAAGCATTATTTGGCAAAGAACCAATGTTAAATGTATATGACTTCCATCTTCTATTATTAACAACCTCAACTTCATTGATTGTAGCTGTTGTTGTCCATGTATCGTTAGCACCCCAGTATCTAGTAGCTATTGGCGGATCACCTGGTATTGTAAAAGCTACTGCTTTAACTTGCCATCTAAAACCTCTTGTTTGACCAGATGTTGAATTAAAAAAATTATTTAGTTTTAAGCTATAACCTATAAAATCTGATCCAGATTCATCAATATAATTTGCTAGTTCAGCTGTAACACTAGTTCCGCTAGCTGATGTTTGTATATTAGTTGATTTTAAAGATGCATCACCTTGAAAACTAAAAGTATTATCAACACTGCTATTTGTTAATGTCCATCCTGATGTTCCAAATTCAAACCCAGAATTACCTATAATATTAGTGCTGAAAAACCCAGCCATATTAACAGATTGTGTATATTGCTTTATTGGTCGCAAATATTCTTTAGTTAAATTGTTGCCAATAGGTTGTAAATCGCTTGGAATTATTGATAAAACATCAACTGTACTTGTTGATTGATAAGTGCCGGCTGAATTGTATATATGAAATTTTATGTCCTCATCATTATTAGTTTGTAAACTAGATGTCTCAGCGGCCCTAATACCAGTTGGTATTGTGCCACCATTAGCTGTTGATGCACTTGTATCTTTTACCGATTGTTCACTATAACTTGAATTGTTAATTATATACCATCTGCCATAACTTTGGAAAATTCTTGAGTTTGTAAATTTTAACATTTGCTCCAAAACTTCTTTACAATTTTTTGGATCAACACCATCTGAAAAAAAACTACTAGCAGCACATGATGCTTGGTCAATTACGTTATAACCACTTGTTGCACCATCTCTTTGTATATCATTTGACACATAAATATCAAAACCTAAATCTATATTTTCTAAAATTTCATGTATATGAACCATAAAAACACCAGCAAGTTCAGTACCGCTTGAGGTAACTAATGGCTGAGTAAAGCCATCTAAACTACCTAAACCATCATAACCTCTTAAAGTTATAGGATAAGGAGTTGTTGTAACAGCTTCTTGAAACTGATCAACTAATAACCAACCTTGCCAATAGGTTTGATAATTATTACCAGAATCTTTATAAGAAATTTTTATTTTATATTCTCGTTCATCTGCATCATAAAAATTATCATAATTTGTTAAATCTGTAACAAAAAGATTTATTTGACAAGTTGAGCCGATTATAGGATCATAAAAATTATCATCTTGATCCCATGTAATTTGTAAAGGATCATCTGTTGCTACTAAATCATATACTGGTCCGGTATCGCTATAACCATCTTTTAAAATTTCTATTTTTTTGCCATTGCCAAGTACATCTGAAAACTCTAATCTAAATTTTACCTCGTATGCCATTATTTAATTCTATTTCTATTTCTATCTGCTCTTTGTAATGCAACAACTAGATCTTGACCTTTAAGTGCAAATTGGCCGCTTACTTGTACGTTTGATGAGCCACCTCTATCACCAATCATTGATTTTAATTTATCTAAAGGAGCTATTACCTCAGGGTTGGAAGATGCTCCTGGATACTCTCCGACTAAGCCAAGAGTTGGCCCAGATACAATACCGCCTTTGTCAAACCCAGTTATTTTAGAAAATATAGCACCAAATTTAGTCGCTGTATCTCCTATCCTACCTATGCCAATACCGCCTAATAAAGTGCTTAAAACTAAAGCAGCAACAGCGGCAGCAACTAATTTTTTAATTAAACCAAGTAACATTTTACCAAGTGATTTAATTGCATTTTCACCATTTAACATCCCCTCAAAAGCTGCT